CTTTTAATTAGGAGAATTAATTATGGCAGAAGCTAATGACAATACAGTAAATGAAGAACCAAAGGTTTTAACACTTACTGAAAAGGTAGATGACAAAGATGTTGAAAAGAAATACCTAATAGATGATATGTCTGATGAAGGTAAAATTATTTACAACAAACTTGCCATCATTCAAAAACAAAAGAATGACATGCTTACAAATGCTAATTTTGAAATAGAAAAAGCAGATGTACTCATTAATCATTTTATGGCAGAGTTAAAAAACAATTTGCCTGAAGAAATGGAAGCAAGTGATGAAGATGCCGAAAGTGGAGATAACAAACCCAACTGATCTCAGTAAGTTGGAACTACATGAGCAGATATGTGCATTACGCTATGAAAACATAGAAAGGCGTATGGAATCAGGTTCTAAAAGATTTGTTCGCATGGAGCAACAAATTTGGGGTTTATATATTCTAATTATAGGCTCACAAATTATAGGAGCATTTTTATAATGGCAGGATTAACAATAAGCGTAGAGCCAACCCAAGAGCCAGTCACACTACAAGAAGTCAAAGAATACTTACGAGTAGATGATTCTACTGATGAAAGAATCATAAGACCTTTTATTGAAACAGCTAGAAGGTTTTGTGAAGAACATACTGGTAGAGCCTTAATGACTCAAACACTTATTTTATACCTAGATGCTTTTCAAGATGTTTATGACCCTTTATGGGAAGGCATGAGAACTGGTCCATACTTAAATTATTATAAAAACTATGTCGTATTGCCACGATCTCCAGTTGCTTCTGTAACCCATGTGAAGACTTATGATGATGCAGATACAGCAACTACAATGGCTGCTTCAGAATACTATGTAGACAATGCAAGAGAACCAGCAAGAATAGTTTTAAGAACAGGAACTACATTTCCTACAGCACTAAGAGTAGCCAATGCTATAGAAGTAAAATACATAGCAGGTTACACATCACAATACAGTATTCCTGAACCATTAAGATTAGGCATACTACAACACATAGCTTTTCTTTATGAGCATAGAGGAGATATGTATGATGCTAAATTACCTTATCCACCAATGTTAAGGTCTTTGTATTCACCCTATGTTGTTCATAAAGGATTAGGCTCATCTTCCTTAATGGCATTAGGTTAAAATGGCTAACAGTATCGGCAAGATGCGATATAGGGTTAAGGTAGAAAACGCTACTAATACTCGTGATGCAGGTGGTGGTCTATCACAAGCATATTCACCAGTCACTTTTATTTACGCCAATATTAAGCCCACAAATGCCAATAGCACATATAGGCAAGGGATAGTACAAGAAAAGGTCACACACGAGGTTACAATTCGTTATATGAAGAATATATCTACAAACAGTAGGGTAACTTATGGTAGTCGTAATTTTAATATCAAAGGCATAGTTAATGTTGATGAAAGAGACAGATACTTAAAGTTATTGTGTGAAGAAGGCGTAGCAATATGAGTATTGATTTAAAAATAGAAAACTTAGGTGCATTTAATAAAAAGCTAAATAAACATTTAAAAGATAATAAAATTAAACAATATGTCACTAGAGCTACAAGGCTTGTACAAAACACAGCTAAAGAAAGCATTATGAAAGGTGGCACAGGTATTGAATATAAAAAATATGAGCCTACAAGAAATCATAGAGCATCAGCACCAAATGAACCACCTGCAAGTGATACTGGTTTTTTAGTAAGTCAAATAACCATGCAAGTGAAAACATTTGCAAATGGTAGTGTTGAAGGAAGCATTATTTCAGCAGCACCATATTCCAAAGCATTAGAGTTTGGTACTACAAACATGACTGAAAGACCATTTATGCAACCAGCGTTAGAAAAAAACAAAAGAAAAATAGAAAACATGTTTAAAAAAGGTGTACTTAAATGAGCATAGGTCAATTTGCATTACAAAGTTCTATATATTCAGCACTAAATGTAAGTGCCATAACATCTACTTTATCTTGTGGTGTTTATGATGAAGTTATAGAAGGTAATACCTATCCTTTTATTACGCTTGGAGAAGAAACAGCTATTGATTACAGCACCAAAGATCTCACAGGTGGAGAGTACACAATTAATATTCATATTTGGTCACAATACAAAGGTTCTAAAGAAACTAAACAAATAATGGACAAGGTACACGATTTATTGCATGATATAGACTTAACTGTCACAGGTTTCAATCTGATTAACCTTAGATTTGAATATAGTGATATAATGAGAGACCCAGATGGTGTTACTAGACATGGAGTCATGAGATTCCGAGCAATAATATTAGGAACAAACTAATTTATTTATAGGAGATAAAAATGGCAGCACAAAAAGGTTTAGATGTCTTAATGAAAATTGACATCAGTGGAACTAAAACTACTATTGGTGGTTTAAGGTCTACATCAATAACACTTAACGATGAATCAGTAGATATAACCAACAAAGACAGTCTTGGTACTAGAACTTTATTAGCAGGAGCAGGTGTAAATAGCCTTTCTGTTAGTGGTTCAGGAGTATTCACAGATTCAGCAGCAGAAGTTGCAGTTAGAACTGCTTTTGCAGCACAACAAAATACATCAGATGGCTCAGCAGCACAAACAGCAGCTTTTGAAAGTTTCCAATTTATAATACCAAACTTAGGTACTTATACTGGTGCTTTTCAAATTACATCTTTAGAGTATGCTGGTGAATATAATGGTGAAGCAACATATTCAATGTCTTTTGAATCAGCAGGATATATAACATTCGCAGCAGCATAAGGAGTAACTTATGGCTTGGGAAAAAGTAGTAGTTAGAATTAACAACCAAGATATTACTGGTATGTTTGATGGCGAACAATTAGATATTCCTGTTTGCGATATTAAAGATACAATCAAAGTGAATGGTAAAATCATGCAGGTTATGTCTTCATCAATTGATACAAGAGATAATATATTAAAAATAAAACTTGCAAAGGCAAGTCAACCGAAAGGAGAAAAGTCAGATGGCGAATCCATTAAAGGGTGAAGTATTAATAACCCTTAATAAAGAAACTTATAAATGCAGACTTACAATTGATGCATTAGTAAAAATAGAAGATGAACTTGATAAAGGCATTTTAGAATTAGCTACTGCCATTGCTGAAGCTAAAGTGCGTATCAGAACTCTCATTGTTGTTATGAGATATGCCTTAAGAGGTGGTGGTAATGATTTTGATGATAAAAAAGTCGGTGAGATCATATCAAGCGTAGGCATAGTAGTAGCATCAACCGAAGTGGCTAAACTCTTAGTTGCAACATTAACCGATAATGACTCAGATGAGGAAGAAGATAAAAAAAAAGTAGTAGCGTGAACTCTGTAAGCATCAACTGGGCAGATTATGTAAAAATTTGTATTGGTATGATGAACATGAGACCTAATGACTTTTGGAATTTATCTCCTCGTGAAATGTATTTAGCTATATCAGGTTTTAAAACTTTTCATGCAAGTGGTGAACAAGAACAAGCTATGAGTAAAGATAGGTTAGAAGAAATGATGGAGTTATATCCTGATGGCTAATGATATTGATAATCTAGTAATTCGTATTAAAGCTGATACTAAACAGCTACAAAAAGAATTAAAACAAATAGAGGGTAAAATTAAAGTTACTGGTGCAGCAGGTGGTGCAGCATTCGGTACTATGGCAGGTAGTTTATCTAAAATTAAAGGACCAGCATTAGCAGCAGCAGCAGCTATAGCAGCAATAGTTTTGCCAATGAAAGTTATAGCAGGTGTGGGTTCAGGGTTTGAGGATTTAAAAGACTCGTTAGACCAAGTATTTGGAAGCATGGAAGCAGGTGATGCAGCTATGCAAAAAGTATTCCAATTTGCACAAACAACTCCATTTCAAATAGAAGATGCAACAAAAGCATTCATACAATTAAAATCAGCAGGTATTGAGCCAAGCATGGATATGCTACAGACATTTGCTGATACAGCATCAACATCTATTGACCAACTTGGTGCATTTGAAGCATTAATTAGAATAGTACAGAGATCAGCAGCAGGTGGTATGGGTCTTGAAGAAATAAATCAGTTAGATGATAGAGGTATACCAGCAACAAAAATTTTGACTGAGGCATTAGGAAAAAGTAGAGAAGAGCTTTCAGAGTTTGGAAAAACTGCTGAAGGTGCAGCAGAGATGGTGCAATTATTAATTTCAGGTCTTGAAACTAGATTTGGTGGTGCAATGGAAAACAAGATGGATAACTTGTCAACCAAAACATCTAACATGGTTATTGCATTTAAACAGTTGGCTGATGAAGTTTTTAAAAGCGGTCTTGGTGATTTCTTAAAAAATATGGCTGATAGTTTAACTAAGATGGCTAATGCCATAGCAGCATCAGTGAGAGCAGCAGGTAATAAACAGACAGCAGCAGATTTTGGCGTAACGAAAGAAAAAGGTGAAACTGATGAAGATGTTTTAAACAAATTAACAAGACAAAGAAAAGCAAAACAAATAGAGTTAGATAATTTGTTAGCCATGCCAACTACATCAAATTTAAAAGATTCAGGACAATTATCAAATGTTACTGCAATTAATAAAGCATTTGAAGAAAGGAACAGATTAATTTTTCTAGAGTTTCAACAACAACAAAAAGTTGACCTTGCTTTGCTAAACCAAAAGAAAACTGTTGAAGATACTACAAAACCAACACAGGATAATATTGAATTTTTAACTGAATTTACAAAACTATTAGATGATTCTATTCCTGAACTAGATAAAATTAATGCTAAATTATTAGAAGTAGAAGCATTGCGTGGAAAGATTGGTGAAGATGGTAAGTTACTAGCAACACCTGAAGAAATAGAAGCTGTTGTAGGCGTATTAAATAAAATGAAAGATGAATTAGGAGATGTTGCAACAATGGGTCAAGCTATGCAACAAACAATTATAAACGCATCAAATGCTTTTACTACAGATTTTGTAAACTCGCTAATGGCAGGTGAAAATGCTATGGAAAGTTTTAAAAACTTCGCAAAAAGCATTGTTAGTCAAATAATATCAACATTTTTACAAATGGCAGTAGTAAATAATATATTAAATGCTGTGTTTGGATTAAAAGGAGATGATGCCTTGACTACATTTAGTTTTAAAAAATCAGCAGGTGGTGGCTCAGCTTATGGCGGACAACCTATGATTGTTGGTGAACGTGGTCCTGAAATATTTGTACCACATAGCAGTGGCAATATTATGAACAACATGAACAGTAAAAACGCAATGGGCGGTGGTGGTACTACTGTTATAAATCAATCTATTAACTTTGCTACTGGTGTTGTACCAACAGTAAGAGCAGAAGTTATGAAAATGATGCCACAAATTGCAGATGTGACTAAAGGTGCTGTAGCAGAAGCTGCTATTAGAGGTGGCTCATATAGGAGAATGTTACAAGGTGGCTAAATTAATAACAATGCCTACAACTCCTAACTTTGTTAGAAGTAATTTTTCACTAGTTAGAACTGTAGGAACAACTATATCACCTTTTACTGGTAAAACTAAAACACAAGAATATGATGGGGTCTATTGGACTGCTGAAGTTAGTCTACCACCCATGCGTAGAGATGTTGCATCAAACTGGCAATCTTTTTTACTTGATCTCAATGGACCAGTAAACACTTTTAAATTTGCTGACCCTGATGCTTTATCTAATCAAGGTACATATACAACCGCACACCTTACCAGTGAACTTAGAACTAATAATACAAATGTTACTTTGTCTTTTAATAGTAATGGAACACTAACAGCTAATGCTTCAACTTTTGCAAATACTAAAGTAGGTGATTTTATTGTTGTAACAGGTGCAACTAATGAAGAAAACAATGGAACACATAAAGTAACTACTGTAACAAGTAATACAGTTATTGTTACTGATGGTGATTTTACTACTGAAAGTAGTACAGCAAGTTGTAAGGTAAGAACTAATGTCAAAGGTGCTACAGGTTTATGTCTTAGGGCTTCTTCTACTGGTGCTAGTGGCACTATAA